TCCCTGGCATTAAAAATAGAACAGAACAAGATGATATTTTTATATCAAAAGACACGAACGCACCAGACGGTTTACTACTAAGTCTAGCCGCCGGCATGGGAAACATTTACGCAGCAGCAATTTTTGATACCCAAGTATGAAGAAGATAACAATATACAAAGTCCGCGCAACGGCCCCGCGACTCAGCGATGAGGACCCAGACCCTATTGAGCAGGACGAGACAGAGGGTGTGTCGTCTAGCATCATTGAGGGCTGGCTACCCTGGGACCCGGAGGATATTACTGACGTGCGTAGATTAGTTGAAGAGAAGTTACCACCCAAGCAAAAGTTTATTATAGACTCGTTTTTGGATGGGTTGACATATACAGACGTGTGCGTAACAGAAAAGTATTGGCGCTATCATTTTGCCAAAGGCGTTGAGTTAATCAGAAAGGAGCTAAAGCTATGAGCCACTTTATTGTGGAGTATTTATACGATGACAAGTACATGATGGAGACGCTGATGGGCGTCGAAGACATTGACCTAAGCCACAGTCGATTTGATAATTTGATGGGTGTATGGCAGTGCGAGACAATGGACGAGGTAACTACGATGCAGACACAGATACGGGAGATGAGAAATGCACGACGCAGTGAACAAGCCTAAACACTACACAGATCACCCCAGCGGTGTCGAGTGCATACAGATCACCGAGCATATGGGCTTTTGCCTTGGCAACGCAGTTAAATACATTTGGCGCGCCGACCTTAAGAATGACGCAATCGAAGATTTACGTAAGGCGAGGTGGTATCTTGATAGAGAAATTGAACGGAGAATAACATGATGACGGGTATTGGAGTAACACTATTAATAACAGGCATACTTGCCTATAGCGTGACGGATAATTTTAAGCCAGACTGTGCGCTTTGGAAGCGATTGGTTATTAACTGCATTATCGCAGTTGGCGTGCTATTAACAATCGTGGGGTACCTATTATGATTCAAGGGTTAACTATAACGGTAGACTGGGAGACCGCCGACGCAATTATGGAGGCACACTTACTAGACACGTATCACTCGCTAACTGACGACATAAAAGTTTTAAAGTCTAAGAAGAAACTAAAAGACTTTGAAAAAGAAGATCTAGAATATTTCAAACGCGTATTAGAAAACATTGACGCCGTCGGCGAGTGGTATGTATTTGACTTTAACAAAAAGAAACGGAAGAAAAAGAAATGAACCTATGGAGCGAGTATGATCGGTTTGACCTGGAGCAAGACATTATGAAATGCGCACAGGTAGAGGATTACCTTGACGAGTTCTTACGGCAGTACTTAGACAAGGCCGAGCACATGTCCGAGGACGACGTGTACAACTACATCAGCGGGATAAAATACGCATCAAAACTTCAAAACCAGCGACTATATGATGGCTTTGAGCAGATGGTACACAAACAACACTTTGCGCCGTTAGCTAAATATAAACCAGATGTAGACGTAGAACTTAAAATAAAGAAAGGCAAAAAATGAGCGAGGAATTATTAAATGACTTTAACGTGACGTTGGAGTTTTCTGTAAAAGAAATTAACGCGTTGTTAAATGTGTTGGGGCAGTCACCATTTGTTCATGTTGCGGGTTTTATTAACGCAATACAAAAACAGGCGGCCCCACAAGTTAAGCAGGCAAAGGATAGCCTAGAGGCCGTTGAGAAGGCGCAGAAAAATGAATCTTAAAGATTTGTTAAACCGGGCCGGTATCCGTAACGATGTCGATAAGGCACTGGCAGACAAAGAGGAGGCTAGGGAAAAAAAGATTCAAGAAATGGCCGGGGCAGTGACCCGCCTAGTTATTAACCAGTCAATTAAAGAAGCCAAAGCTCGCGCTGCAGAGCGCGACAGACTATTAATTAACCCAGATGGGGCGGAAAAGAAGTAGACTTTGCATTAGTAGATATAGGACAAGTAATCTATCGGGAGATACATGAAAGTCCTACTTTACATACATTTACACACAGGAGAATTACATGAACCCATTTGAACTACGCTATGACTTACTCAAGACCTCCAAGGAGTTCTTAACCGAGCAGTATAACGCTCAGCTAAAGGCCTGGGAAATAGCAGACGAGACAGGTAAGAAACTACTCGAGAAGGCCCCACAGTTCCCCAACATGCACGAGATCATTGACAACGCAATCGAGATGAACAAGTTCATCAGCACCACAATCGAGGCACAATTGGTTGACGGCGTTAAACGCTTTAATCGTATCACGGCAGTATTTTAGTATCGGTTGCGACTTTTTTGAACCAGTTTACAAAAAAGTCGCGACTTTTTTACAATGGGGTAGGTATAGTTTCGACGAAGGGCCAAGGCTAATATGCAACCCAGCGGACCACGGGGCAGTACCGTGCTACTCCACCAATTAATCATCGCGTCCATCGCTCTATACTTAACCTACCGGTTAGGTTTAGAGCTTTGGTGCATAACTTATGGACTATTATATGGCAACTAAACCTGGCCTCTACGCCAACATTCAAAAAAAACGTGAACGTATCAAGCAGGGATCTGGCGAAAAGATGCGCAAGCCGGGCGCTGAGGGTGCTCCAACCAAGGACGCATTTATTCAGTCTGCAAAGACCGCTAAAAAACCAAAATAATGACAGTAAAGAAAACAAACCCGTCTAAGTACGACCCGGCCATGTGTGATCGCATGATCGAGCTGGGTAAGCTGGGCGCGTCCCAAAAAATGATATGGTCCGACCTGAGCATATCAAAAGGCACCGCAGAGACCTGGAAAAAGAAGCACCCGGATTTTGCCGAGGCCCTGGACCTTTCCTTGGTCCACGCACAGGCGTACTGGGAGCGTGAGCTACTGGCAAACGTCGACAACAAGGGATACAACAGCCGACTGGCCGAGATTGCGCTACGTGGCCAGTTCCAGCAAGACTACCGAGAGACGCGAGATACGAAGATAGACCTCAAGGCAGAAGTTAAGGTGGACTTCCAAAAAGAGATAGCCGATTTGATTTCCGCCCTAAAGTCCTAAGAAAAATAAATATTCAGTTTTGACCAAAAAAGGCCCTACGGGGCCTTTATTTTTGCATTAGTATATATACCTAAACAGAATTGAAAGAATAAGATGACCGCACACGCGCTATTAAGCGCCTCCGGATCTAAGCGATGGCTAACATGTACGCCAAGCGCCAGACTAGAGGCAACACTCCCCGAACCAAAGAAAAATTCAGACGCATTTGATTTTAGCCAAGAGGGCACTACCGCCCACTCACTGGCTGAGATAAAACTTCGCCAGCATTTTGGACAAATTGGAACCGAGGAATACGAGACAGAATATGACACAATTAAAAACACACCCTACTACAACGACGATTTCGAGGCTAACGTCGATAATTACGTTCTATATGTACGCTCTCAGATCGGTGATGGTGACACCCCGTTATTTGAGCAACGCGTGGACTTCTCTGACTGGGTGCCTGACGGATTTGGTACGGCCGACGTGGTTATACTTTCTAAGCACGCCATTCGTGTCATCGACCTCAAGTTTGGAAAGGGTGTGTCTGTCTCCGCGATCGACAACACCCAGCTACGATTATATGCGCTGGGTGCTTATTCCAAGTTTAAAGAAGAGTATCCGGACATCAAAGAAGTATCCTACACGATCCACCAGCCTCGCCTGGACAGTATCAGTACTGACGGCACCACCGTTAATAAACTCATAGACTGGGCCAGCTACTTTGTTAAACCTAAAGCAAAAAAAGCATGGAGCGGATCCGGTGAGTTTATCCCCGGCGATCATTGTCAGTTCTGTCGCGCGAAAGCGCAATGCAGAGCGCGTTCTGACTTCAATACGGAGCTCGCTAAGCAAGAGTTTAGAGCGCCGCCCCTTTTAGACGAAGAAGAACTAGCCAACGTGCTAGCCAAGGCACAGGACCTACGGACCTGGGTAGCGGACGTTGAAGAGTACGCGCTTGAGAAAGCAGTTAGTGAGAACAAGCTACCGACTGGCTTTAAGTTATCGACCACGGTAACGCACCGCAAGATCACGGACCAGCTACTAGCTGTTGAGGTATTAAAAGATAAAGGTGTGCCAGAAGAACAGCTCTGGGAATCACCAAAGCTAAAGTCAATTGCAACACTAGAAAAGCTAAGACCCAAGGGGCAGGTTGTGGCGTGGCTAGGTGAGCTAGTACAACGACCAGAGGGTTCACCCAAACTGGTCCGCGTCCAAGAGACTGCAATTGAGGACTTTAAATGAGTACCTGGCTGTTAGCGGCGATGGGCTGCGTGTATTTTATCGTGGCAATTGATCAATTTATGAAAGGCGGCATTGGTACGGGTATCATGTTTATAGGTTACGCGGTTGGCAACGTAGGGCTCGTACTCGTCGCAAAATAACATGAAAGAAAAATTTTACGGTGCGGAGTTTAATATTCCGGACCTAATGATTGACAAGTTTATAAAAGATTTTGACGGATTACCCGGGCGTGGTCTTCGCCACGAAGTTAATATACTTCGCAACTCAATTGGCAATATATTTGAGGTAATAGCACAAAACCCTGAGATATTACATGAACCAGAATACTTATCTGATTTTATTCAAGCGATGGCAATGAAGAAAGCGATGGAGAAACATGGAATATTCTATGACGCATGAAAAGAAGTTATCACAAGAAGAACTATCAAAGATTCAAGATACCCAAGAGCAAACACTTGCAGATTATTACAGAAGACGTCTAGAATATTGGGATTATCATATTGTGAAAAATATAAGTGAATAATTTTGCATTAGTATATGTAGTAAAGGGTAGACGAACTGGCCCCTATTGAAGTCCAGTTCTACAGGTATAAAGGAATCAAAATGGCTCAAGCCACTACTAAAGTAAAAGTTGTAACTGGTAAAGTGCGTTTCTCGTACGCGCACGTATTTCAACCCGCCTCCTCAATCGAGGGTGGTACACCAAAGTACTCTGTATCAATCATTATCCCCAAGTCTGACAAAGACACCATTGCACGCCTCACAAAAGCATTTGAAGAGACCAAGGCCGCGGCGTCTGCATACTTCGGCGGCGCCGTACCTAAGAACTTAAAGGGCGGCCTGCGTGATGGCGATGCAGAGAAGGACGACCCAGCGTACGCAAACAGCTACTTCATCAACGCAAACTCGGCACAAAAGCCAGGCGTCGTAGATCAAGATCTTAACCCGATCATTGATAGCAGTGAGTTTTATAGTGGATGTTATGGTCGCGCATCAATCACGTTTTACCCATACAATGCACAAGGTTCTAAGGGCATTGCATGCGGCTTAAACAACGTCCAGAAGTTAGAGGACGGTGAGAAGTTAGGTGGCAGTACAACAGCAGCAGCCGACTTCGCAGTTTAAGTAGTTTAGTAGTGCAAGGGAGTGTCCATAGAAACTATGGCCTCCCTTTTTTATCAACCCATATAACATAGAGAACAATAAATGGATCAGTACCAAGAATACATTGCCGCCAGTAGATACGCCCGCTTTCAAGATGACAAGCAACGCCGAGAGACCTGGGCCGAGACAGTAGATCGCTACGTAGACTATATTTTTACTAGAACGCCGGCGATACAAGATAAGACAGAATTACGAAATGAAATTTTTGATGCTATCCATAACCTAGATTTAATGCCGTCCATGCGCGCCATGATGACGGCAGGAAAGAGTGCCGATCGTGATAACACCTGTGTCTATAATTGCTCGTATCTCCCGGTGGATGACCCCAAATCGTTCGATGAGGCGATGTTTATATTGTTATGTGGAACAGGAGTCGGCTTCTCTGTCGAGTCTAAATACATATCCAATCTGCCAGAAGTGCCTGAGAAACTTTTCGAGTCTGAACACACCATCGTCGTCCACGACTCCAAAGAAGGATGGGCAAAATCACTCCGCCTGCTTATTGCAAATCTCTACGCAGGCGAGGTCCCTAAGTGGGACGTCTCTTCCATCCGACCTGCCGGAGCAAGACTCAAAACATTTGGTGGAAGAGCTTCAGGGCCGGAACCATTAGTCGACCTGTTTAAGTTTACTGTAGCTACATTTAAACACGCAGCCGGACGTCGTTTGAACTCATTAGAGTGCCACGACCTGATGTGTAAAATTGGTGAGGTAGTTGTCGTGGGTGGCGTGCGTCGCTCAGCAATGATCTCGTTGTCTGACCTTGACGATGAAAGGATCCGTCATGCTAAAGCTGGACCCTGGTGGGAGACTGCACCTCACCGTGCGCTCGCCAATAATAGCGCGGTGTATTGTGAGACTCCTACCGTTGGAAAGTTTATGGAGGAGTGGCTATCTCTATACAATTCACACAGCGGAGAGCGTGGCATATTTAACCGTGAAGCTGCCAAAAATACCGTTGCTAAGTATGGACACCGTGATCCTAACTTTGAGTTCGGAACTAACCCCTGCTCAGAAATTATTCTTCGGCCCTACCAATTTTGTAACCTTACGGAGGCAGTGGTAAGATATGATGACACTGAAGAAACGCTTCTTAGAAAAGTACGAATCGCTTCGATTCTTGGCACAATCCAGGCCACTTTTACAAAGTTTCCGTATCTGCGCAAAGTGTGGCAGCGCAACACCGAGGAAGAGAGATTGTTGGGAGTGTCGCTTACAGGCATTTACGACAACCCTCTACTAACAACACAGGGAGACAAACTAAATGAGTTACTATCACGACTTCGAGAGGAAGCTCGAAGAGCCAATGAGGAATACGCAACTCTGCTCGGAATACCTAAGAGTGCTGCGATCACTTGCGTTAAACCATCCGGAACCGTCAGCCAGCTTGTTGATAGCGCATCTGGAATACACCCAAGACATAGTGCGTTCTATATCCGCCGAGTTAGAGGAGATAAAAAAGACCCTCTTACACAATTCTTAATTAACCAAGGAGTGCCGAGTGAAGACGATGTTTACAAACCTACTCAGACAACTGTGTTCAGTTTTCCGATTAAAGCCCCAGCAGGAATCACAAGATCCGACGTTACCCCAATGGATCATCTCTCCCTCTGGCTTACATATCAACGACACTGGTGTGAGCATAAACCTAGCGTCACGATCTCCGTCGAAGAAAAAGACTGGCCAACAGTCGGCGCGTGGACCTGGGAAAACTTTAGCGAAATCTCAGGGGTCTCGTATCTCCCGTACGACGGCGGCACCTACCGCCAAGCCCCGTACGAAGAGTGCACCGAAGAAGAGTACAACGAGCTCAAAGCCAAAGTCCCAACGATTAACTGGAACGAGTTCAAAGAAGTCACAGACAACGTCGAAGGCGCGCAACAGTTAGCCTGTACCGCAGGAAGTTGCGAGATATAAAAAGTTTACCGATCGGGAATAATTTAATAAAAAGTTAGCAAAAATAAGAAAAAGTTACCGATCGGGAAGTATTTCACATGGTGGTGATTTGGGGCCCTACGGGGCCCCTCTTTTTTGCATTAGTATGTGTACAGAAAAAGCTATTTTGTGTACATGTTCTAATAACATGTATAAAAAACGTCGATACGTCGACATGTCCTTAGGAGACCCTATGATTTTTTCGATTGACTTTGAAACACGCAGTAAGGCCAACCTGCCAGACGTAGGCCTTGACATCTACGCCAACGACAACACAACAGAAGTGTTGTGTATTGCGTTTGGCACCGCACCAGAGAACGTACAAGTTTTTAAACCAGATAGAGGATTTGGTTTACTAAGGATACTAAACCACGTCCGCAACGGCGGCAAGATCCAAGCGTGGAACGCCATGTTTGAGTACGCTATCTGGAACTGCGTCTGCGTGCCTAAGTACCACTGGCCGGTATTAAAGCTCGAGCAGTGCATTGACACCATGGCCGTAGCCGCGGCCAATAATATACCACAGGGCTTGGATGAGGCCGGCGCCTTTACGGACGCTAAGTACCAGAAAGACCCTATTGGAAAGAGGCTTATTCAGAAGCTCTGTAAACCAAATAGCAAGGGTGGCTTTAATGACGACCCCGAGCTATTAAAGCAGCTCTTTGATTACTGTGCCCAAGACGTACGCACAGAGATGGCCATAGGAAGCGTTTTAAGGCCCCTGGAAGACGTCGAACAGGAAGTCTGGACCCTCACCCAGCGGATCAATACAAGAGGCGTCCCAGTGGATCCTAGAGAGCTCCACAACGCCTGTTTGGCCGTGGTAAAGGCACAGAATGCCATTGATAATGAATGCTTCGTTTTGACTGGTTGTAAGCCCTCAGAGAGAGCCAAATTACTGGCTTGGGTTAACAAGATGATGATTGAGCCGTTGCCAGATTTAACAGCCGAGACAGTAGAGAAAACACTTAAACTGGGCCACCTATTTAAACCCCTTCGTAGGGCACTGGAGCTAAGACAAGAGGGGAGCCAAACTAGCGTGGCTAAGTACGCTAAAATGTTGGAGGTACAACGTGAAGGAAGAATCAGAAATACGCTTGTCTATCATGGGGCTAGCACTGGGCGTTGGGCTTCTCGTGGTGGACTTAACCTACAGAATATCGCTCGGCCTAATCTATCCGATGAAGAAATTGAGAGATGTATACCTCGAGTTTTTGATCAGGCGACTGGTAGCATGGGAGAGCTATCCTCTCTTGTTCGAAGTGGAATCAAGGCGCCGGATGGAAAAACCTTTGTGGACGTTGATTTCTCGTCTATTGAGAACCGAGTAGGTGTCTGGCTTGCAAACCAAAATGATAAAGTAGAAATGTTTAGGAAGGGATTAGATGAATAC